ACAGTCAAGTAAGTAACTGGCTTCGGTGACGCCTATTTTTGTGTTTCTTCATTATTTTGTTCTAAAGTGTTACTTTTTTCTTGTGTTTGTTCACTACTTACGGACTGTTGTGGTTCATCAAAGGTATATTTGCTAACATACAGACCTTGTTGTTGGAGATATTCGAGCGTTTCAGGATTGTTCAAATGGTTGATGAAATTCATAGGATCGTGACCAAATTTTGCTCGAACGTAAGCGGGCAGGCTGTAGAATTCTTCGCGAACTCCGGACACAAGCTCAAGCGCTGTACTGTAGTCACCGGGAAGCGTTGCATCTCCGAACTGCAGATAAGCGTATTGCGAACTATCGCCGAGGTCAAGAGTCATGATACCTTTCTGACCGTCTGCATACTTATTTACGATGTAATTGATATCAGTTTCATCTTTCTCGTCCTGAACTGTAAGAGAGGGCATGGTAAACTCAATGCCACAATGATCATGTTCTTCTACAGGATCATAAGCTGTCTTAAATTTCATAGTTTCACCTCCTTTCGCAGGCGCCTAGACGCGGCGGGCGTGGCGTACAAAAAAAGGGCGATCTCCGTGAGATCGTCCTTTTTCTGATACGCTCTTTATTAGGTTATCATTTAGTAGAATCATTGTCAATAGTCTGCACATATTCTATGGCGCGACCAACCATGACAGGAATACGGGACTCGTCACAATTCTCAATGTAATAGCGACCATCGCTGTCACCGAGATTGCCAACATAGTAAAGAGAAAAATCTTCAGGATACTTTTTAATAAGCATTTTATCATCGTTAACTATACCTTCAAAAGCTCGCAGAGCAAGCATGTCATTATGATAAACCTGCGGAGGACTGAACTGTTCAGCCTTGGAATCATAAATGGAATAAAGTCTCAGCGGAATCATCTCCTTTTCTAAACGCAACTAAATACCTACGAATCATAAGATAAAGCATAGCTGATATAACAAAATAGTCATTATCAAGACGAATAACCCTAGAACCATCAGGCTTAAGACGGTAAGCGGCATATTTACTACCACGAAAAGAGTAGTCAAAAGAAATATTACGCTCAAGACAGAAATTTTTAACAGCTTCAAATTCACTAATAAGCATCACCTCATTTCTGACTTAATAATAACACGGTCATAATACCTTGTCAAGCTTTCTGCCGAGAAAATGCTTATACTTACCTTCCTGAACACGGCAGCGGTCAATCAAACGCTCAAAAGTGTTGTTCTCCAAGTTATGAAGCATCTTCTCAATGCGGTTATTACGAATAAACTCCATCCAGTGAGGATGCGTTTCATCAAATTTCTTATCATAATAACGAGGAGGACGCATCTTTTTGCCGTTGATAACAACATAATCATTAGCATAACATTCTTCACCATGATCTTCGAGCCATTTAGCACCTATGCCGGGACGATTAGAAGCAACCATAAATTCAGGAATGCGACCTTTATAGTGAGAAGGAGCGTCTTTACCCGTCTGCTTTTTAACTATATAGCGAGCGACATAGGCAGCAGAATCAAAACTAAACTCACCAATAAGATGCATACCGTATTTCCATACTTTGGCAAAACGAGAAGAAGTATAAGTATTATAACCATCTGTCCGGAAACGAAAAATTTTGTCATCAAAATCAATATTAAACAAAATATAATGATAATGGGGACGATCATGAAGTTCACCATATTCACCACAGCCGAGAAAGCGAATACCACTGCCATACTCACGACGAAGATTCTTCATAAATGTCTGATGAAATTTCTTGCTTAAACTTTTATCAAATGGCAAATGATAATCGTCGAAAGTGCAAGTAACGAAATAAGCAGAAGACGAAGAACGGGCTTCGTGAACAGCACGAACAGCCCACTGTCTACTATTTTCGAGACGACAACCGATACATTGTTTACAAGAACAACGAATGAAACGGCTATCGCCAGAAAGCTCAGGGTGAGAGGCAAGGCTACCGTAAAAACTATAATGTTGTCTTCCATTTTTCGTAATCGCTCCTTCAACCGGGTACATAAGAATAGGATTATAACAAACCATATTAATCACCTGTACCGATTGTATCAGGATTAAGTCAGAATGTCAAATCCTAAATCCACCTCGTCCTACTCTCTTAAAATTTCTACGTCTAGATCTGGAGGTACGCCGAAAAAGACGGCGAGAACCTCGTTTAGATAAACGACGGCGTTTCATTTAGAATCCCTCCAAGAACCGAAAAAACGGCTAGTTTTTTTAGAATCATCCTTATTAGCAACTGGCTCAATAAGTGGAATAACATCGGCTTGAAAGTCCGAAGCAACCTTTTTAGCAGTAACAGTATTCGAAGAAGCTTTACCTTTCAGAGCTTCGATCAGATCTACAACTTCCTGAATAAAAGGGACAACAACAGAAACGATAAAAGTAAGAATCATAGTAGTTTTATTAGACATAAGATTATCTCCTTCCAAGATAGCGACCTCCAAGGAAGCCTATAACATTTTTGACAGCAGAACCAACACCACTAGCGACAGATCTAGGAGCGCCTGTAAGACTTTCAAGATTCTTATAAAAATCACGTTCCATACCTGCCATTTCAGTTTGAATATTATCAAAAGCGGCGGCAGAATTAGAACGATTAGCAGAAGCAATATTGTTCAAGACACCAGAGCTAAGGTAAGAACCCTGAAGACGAAGGTTCTCAAGCTCCAAATTCATCTTTTCAAGTTCGTAACCAAGGCGCTTTTCATAAGTCTGCTCACGAAGATTCAAATCATTTGCAAGAATACCATTTTGGAGTACTATTCCATGGGCGCTCTGACGCAAAGAATTGGCTTCTGCGGCGTTTTTTTCAATTTGAGATACTGAAAGATTCTCGGCATTCTTAGCCTGCCTTTCAGCGGCACTAGCGGCTCTAGCAGAGTTCATGGTAGAACCTATATCACTCATACCTACAGAAGCAGCTGAAGCTCCAGCTATAGAACCACCTATACCATTAGTTGCGGCAAGAATAGGATTAAGACCAGCATTGCGCATATCTTCTACAGCCCATTGATAACGATGTTTATAGTTTTCAACGTTCCACGCGTTAGCCTGTGCGGCATTAGCAGAATTGTAATGATTCTGAACTGCAGATCCGAAAACAGAACCAGCAACACTGCCTAAAGTATCAGAAAGCCATGACATAAAAACAACTCCTTCTAGAAGTGATCAACAAGGCCGGGCGTACCAAACATAGGCATAGGACGCACAGTAGTGTAACGGAAGCCTATATCGAGCAAGAACTCAGGCTCACTGGGAACAGCGATAATACGCTCAATAGGTGGATTTTCGACTATGAATTCTTCGTTAAGAGTTGGAGCATTTTCAAAGAACTGGGACAAATGCCACTTATCCAAAGAACCATCAACTACAGAGCTACGGAACTTGCCTGTAATCTGAGAAGGTTTATAGCGATATTCGGCATAACGTTCCTGATAGCCAAAAACAGTATTATCAGCGTCAGAACCCTGAGCATAGATCTCACGAAGCTCAATAGCCTGTTCGCCAAGATGCGCGAATGTAGGCCAATAAAAATCATAAACAGTAGAGCGAAGCCACATCTTGTTAATACCCTGCTGGTAAGTAAGGTCGGCACGAGCACATACAAAACCAAAAATATAGCCATGCTCAACGAAAGATTTGGTAAAACCATGAAACTTAGCGGCAGTAACACCATAAGCAGAGAGATTGCCTTGAGGAGAGGTATTGTCAGTTGCGGAAGTCTGCGCTATTGGATTGACATTTACCATCTTGGTAAAGGAGCCGAGAAATTCCGGACGCTGAAGACGAGCGTCCGGAGAAACTACGCCAAAGAAAGAGCGGAGAACTTCTGTATACCGACTACCACCACGAGCAAGGCGTTCATAGAACTTCTGCATCTGGAAAGCAGTACGAAGACTATTGATCGTAAAGATGCTTGAAGTGTCCAAATCAACATAAGAATCATTGCCAAGGTAAGTAGAAGCGGCTTGAGCAGACATAGTTATCGAACCATTGGTATTACCAGCAAAACCGCCTATGCCTGTCTCTTATACACATCTCCGAGCCCACG